GTTGCTACTTGTCTTTGCTTAGTGGGTATCGCATTAACCAGCTACAATATCTATCCAATGAACATTGTTCTTAGTGCTGTTGGTAGTGCGATGTGGGCTTGGGCGGGATGGAAGCAACGGGACAATCCGTTATTGATTGTGGAAGCAGTAGCAGTTTTCTTTTATGCGTCTGGATTTATTACATGGATGATGTAAGCAAAAGAGTATTTGATTTAGCAAGAGGATGTATTGACGAACTAGAGAAGCAAAATAAGTACATTCAGTTATTAGAAGAGTATATTGAGGAGTTAGAGAATGGTGTGGAAGTGTCCGCCGTTAAACCTGTTCAATTGGAACAACCTTTGGAAATGGAGAAAGCAAATGACAACATGGACTACAGAAGACCGGATGCATTGCGTAATCGAAGAAATGCAAAAGGAAATAAAAGAACTTCAGGATCAGTTAGTGATAGCGAACATGGAACTGACAATAGCGATGGCGGAAGTGGAAGCACTGAGATATCAATTGATAACAGCAACGCAGGGTAAACATTAATGGCACATCCTGATCAACTATTTGGAGATAAAACCTATGCTCAACATGGAGACGATCTTATTATTCGGGCTATCTTTCACAGTCTCGGTATTGCTACTCCTTCATACTTGGATGTGGGAGCGCACCATCCGGAACGGATTAGTAATACTAAGCTGTTCTATGACATCGGCAGTCGGGGTATTAATGTTGAGCCAAATCCTACTTTATATCAAGCATTCTTAGAACAACGACCACAGGATATTAACCTTAATGTTGGTGTGGGTATTCAATCAGAATTCCGTGAATTTTACATGATTGATAGCGAATCTGGTCGAAATAGTTTCCTTAAAGAGGTTGCTGAAGGGTTTGTAATGGATTATCCGCAGTTCAATATCACCAATGTAATGCAACTTCCAGTCTTTACAATCGATCAAATCCTTAAACACAAACTCACACCGGACTTTCTGACAATTGATATTGAGGGCATGGATTACGAAGTGCTGCAGAGCATCAATTATTGCCTACACCCGTTTAAGGTAATCTGTGTGGAGTTGCAGCCATATAGCGAAGAAGACATTCGATCGTTAATGACCAATGTCGGCTATGATCCGATTATTCGATGTGGTTCTAATTTAATATTTGTTGACAAAACACTATCCCATAGAGTAAGATAATTCTATGAGATTATTACTTGACATCGAAACCACATTAGATCACAGAAAGATTTGGTGCGTTGTTACAAAAGATTTAGATACAAACGAGGTAAAGGTATGGAAAGAAGCAAACGCCTTATCGGAGTACATAAAGGCAGCGAGTTTGATAGTGGCTCACAATGGGATAGCATTCGACTTTCACTTACTGAAAAAGTTATGGAAATGTCAGATTACATTGAAGAGAGTCGAAGATACGTTAGTTCTAAGTCGCTTACTAAACCCAAGTCTGGAGGGAGGACACAGTCTAAACAACCTAGGGAAGTTGTTCGGAGTACAGAAGATTGAGTTTAATGATTTCAATCTAGAGACGCACACGCTAGATGAAATGATTGAGTATTGTGTGCAGGATGTGGAAGTATTACACAAGGTTTATAGTTATTTGAAGTATGAATTAAAGAGGCAGGACTTTTCAATTAAATCACAGGAGCTAGAACATGAAGTACAAGCAATCATCGCCCAACAAGAAAGAAACGGTTTCAAGTTCAATGAACAATCTGCTATGCAATTATTGGCTGAATTTAAGACTAGGCTGGAAGCTATCACTGTTGAAATGCAAAGCATTTTTCCTCCCAAGGTCACTGCTGGTCGCACCCACAAAACCACCGGTAGACCCCTTTCCGACATCGTGGAAGACTTCAATCCCGGAAGCCGAAAGCAAATTGCTGAAAGACTTCAAGAAAAGGGTTGGAAACCCTCGAGGTTTACCGAAAAAGGTAGCGTCATCATCGACGAAACCACGCTCGAAGGTCTCGACTTCCCAGAAGCGAAAGCCATAGCAGAATACTTGATGCTACAAAAGCGTATAGCGCAGATAGATAGCTGGATTGAGGCAATACAGGCTGATGGTCGTGTGCATGGCAAAGTCATCACCAACGGGGCTGTGACAGGTCGTATGACACATCACAGTCCTAACATGGCTCAGGTGCCAAACTCTAGTGCGATATACGGATTAGAATGTCGTGATCTTTGGACAGTTGAGAAAGGATGTAAGTTAGTCGGTATCGATGCAAGCGGTTTAGAGTTGCGGATGCTGGCACACTACATGAATGATGATGAATATACGAATGAAGTTGTTTCCGGCGACATACACACAGCCAATCAAAATGCGGCAGGATTGGAAACGAGGAATCAAGCTAAGACGTTTATCTATGCCTTCCTCTATGGCGCAGGACCTGCTAAGATCGGGTCGGTTGTTGGAGGCACGTCGAAAGAAGGACAAAAGCTCATTACTAATTTTCTACGGAACACACCGAAACTACAAAGGCTCAGAGAGCGTGTATCTGAAGCGTTTACTGCGAGGGGAGTCCTACTCGGTCTTGACGGACGCAAGCTACTCGTTCGCTCGGAGCATTCGGCGCTCAACACGTTACTGCAGGGCGCTGGTGCGATAGCCATGAAGCAAGCATTGGTATTATTACATAAAGACTTGACAAATCGTAAAATACCATTTAAATTAGTAGCTAATGTTCACGATGAATGGCAGATTGAAGTTCCTGAGAAGTACGCTGAACAAGTTGGTCAAAGTGGTGTTATAGCGATTACCAATGCTGGTGTAGAATTTAAGATGAACTGCCCTTTAACCGGCGAATATAAAATAGGCGATACATGGAAACAAACCCACTAGATCGTGAAGAAAAAGAAATTGAAGGTCAGGTACTGATTGTGTTGTACACTGATCGCACCTTTTCTATCGGTACGTCTGTTGATTTAGACACAACTCTCCAATGCTTAGCAGCTGCGGTTGATGGTCTTGTCGAAGAAACAATGGATGGTATCGAGGAAATGAAGTCTTTCTCCGGAAAGATTCACTAGCAGTATCTTATTAACCGCAGTATAACAAAGGAGTTATCATGGCAAATATTGAAAAGCCAATTAAGATTGAAGCAGAAGTACAGTGGGCGTTCTTTACCACTAAGAATGAAATGTCAGGTAAGTATCAAGTAGACCTTACCAATCTCAGTAGCGGTGCTGTTGAAGCACTGCAGTCGGCAGGACTTGAGCCACGCCAGCGTGAAGACAAACCTGAGAAGGGTTGGTTTATTACGGCTAAGAGTAACTACGCTATTGAGCCAGTTGACAAAGGCGGTGAGAAGATTACCGAAGTTGTTGGTAATGGTTCTAAGGCAGTAGCAATCATCAAGCCGTATGAGTGGAGCTGGAAGAACAAGAAGGGCGTTTCTCCATCGTTAATGAAGATCACTATCACTGATTTACAGGTTTACAGCAGTGATTCTGAGGAACTCGAAGACGACGAAATTCCACTATGAAAGCTCTCGTTGATGCCGACATTCTAGTATACCGATTTGGTTTTGCATCGGAAGGAGACCCAGCAGAGTTTGCGTTAGCTCGTCTATCCGAATTCTTGGACAATCTCAGCTTGAGTGATGGCATCGACGAAGTGTGGGGTTATTTAACAGGTAAAGGTAATTTTAGAAAAGAGATAGCCGTTACTGCTCCATACAAAGGCAATCGTGTTGCACCGAAGCCCTATCATTTTCAGTTGCTTCGGGAATACATGGAAAGAGCTTGGGGATTTGAAGTAATAGAAGGCATGGAAGCGGATGATGCGATTGGTATTGAAGCCTATCGTAACGAACCAGATGAGACACTCATTGTCAGCATTGACAAAGACCTCAACATGATTCGTGGTCATCACTATAACTTTGTGAAGGAAGAAAGGTATTACGTCACAGAGGAAGAGGCTATCCGTAACTTCTATCTTCAGATCCTAACAGGCGATAAGGTTGACAACATTATTGGACTATCCGGCATTGGTCCGGTGAAGTCCAAGAAGTTGTTGGTAGATTGTAATAATGAATTAGAGATGTACGAAGCTGTATTGAAAGCGTACGATGGCGACGAAGCCAGAGTGCTTGAAAATGCTCGTTTACTTTGGATACTTAGAGAGGAGAAGCAAGTATGGCAACCGCCAATAAAGTGAAGTTACAGGATTGTCCGATTATTAAGATTACATGGATTGATGCACAAGCAGATGCGGGATGGGATGAACCAAAGGTTGACATTGCACAATGTGTAACTGTTGGCTTTCTAGTTAGTGAAACAGATGATGCTATCTGTGTCGCAGGAACTGTGTCAGATCACGAATGCAACAATCGTATTAGTATTCCCAAGTCATGGATATTAACGCAACAGCTAGAGGAAATGAAAGATGAAACCGCAGTCAGCAAAGGCAAAGGGAAGAAACCTGCAAAAGTGGGTAGCAGAGCAGTTGCAAAAAAGGTTCCCGCAGCTACGCCAAGGAGACCTCGTAAGCACGTCAATGGGAGCCGGCGGGGAAGATGTCAAGCTAAGTCCAGCGGCAAGAGATGCAATACCGTATCAGTTTGAATGTAAGAGTCTTGCTAAAGTAGCAGTTTACAATTACTATGAACAAGCAAAAACACACGGCAACCATGAACCAGTTGCTGTTGTCAAGCAAAACGGTAAGAAGCCTTTAGTTGTTTTAGATGCAGAAGTATTCTTTGATTTAATAGCGAGGAGTTAATAAAAGTATGAATTATAAAACACTGATAGTACCCGTAAGCGGTGGTAAAGACTCTCAACTATGTCTTGCTATTGCTTTAGAAACACATCCAAAAGAAATGATTAGAACTGTGCATCAAAGTACTGGTTACGATCATCCCTTAACATATCAACATCTTGAATGGATGGAAACATTCTATGGTATTAAAATAGAATATACACAATCTGATAAATATAAAGATGTTTTTGATTTAATTGAAAAACAGAAGTATTTTCCAAATAATTTAGCAAGATCGTGCACGGGAGAACTTAAACAAGTTCCATTCGGTAAATGGCTTGTAGCTAATAATTTATTAGATGAGAATTCTTGTTTAATTTGGATGGGAATGAGGGCAAACGAAAGCAATGCCAGAGCTAGTAAATATGGTGATTTAAATGGTAGTGATGTATTTGCTTTATCTGACTTATCTGGTAAATATGGTAAGAAATTTAAAAATGTTAAAGTCTCGCTTCCGATTGTATCTTTTACTGAAGAACAAGTATTTGATGAATTAAAAAAGCGTGGGCATCAAGTTAATGAGTTATATAGTAAAGGAGCAGCCCGAGTAGGTTGTTACCCTTGTTTATTGGCAAAAAAAGCAGATTGGGAAATGGCTGCTAAAGACCCAGTCGGTAGGGAACATATTAAAAAATTAGTCAAACTAGAAGATAGGTTTTTAGCAGATAAAACGAATACTAATAAATTAATTAGAATACACCAAACAAGAGATATTCGTAATTTATTAGCAACTGGGTCATTCTCAGATAAAGTTGATGACAGTTCAACCTGTGGCTGGTGTTCTATTTAACGGAGGAAATGATGAAAGTATTAGAGATGAAAGAGCGTGAAGACGGAGGCGCTGAACTTCAGATAGACATGACCGAAGAGGAGCGTTGCTTTATGATTGAGTTTGGTTTTAATCAGGTGTTGCGTCATTCAATTGACAAGTTTGAAAAGCAGTTTAAACCTAAGAAAGGAAATAAAAATGTTACACGTAAAAATTGAGATTATGGATAATGAGGATTGCATCATTCGTACTCGTAACTTTGACGAAGTTCCTCAGTGGATGGAGATTATGTTAATGTGTGCGGATGTTGTCTCATCACAGTACGGATACAACATTGTGGATCGTGTTAAGTTCATTGGCGACAATACAACCTTTTATGATCGTGCTGACACACACATGATATCTAAAGAGGCTTGGGCGGAGTTCTTGCAGCAAGACTTTTTGGAACCTGAGTTTGATTTCAATAAGCAGGACAAAGAACAGGATTGGGCATGAAAATCCTATTGCTTGATATTGAGTCTAGTCCTAACACAGCCCATGTCTGGGGTCTGTGGCAGCAAAACGTCAGCATCAATCAATTAATGGAATCTTCTTATGTCTTGTGCTATGCAGCAAAGTGGCTAGGTGATAAAGAAATTGTGTTTGACTCTGTTCATCAATCTAAACCGAAGGCAATGCTGAAAGGGATTCATGGACTTCTCAATGATGCAGATGCTGTGGTTCATTACAATGGTACTAAGTTTGATATTCCTACTCTTAACAAAGAATTCTTACTACATACTTTTAATCCACCATCTCCTTATAAACAAATTGACCTATTGCGTGTTGTTCGTAGCAACTTTAGGTTTCCTAGTAACAAGTTGGACTATGTAGCACAGCGTTTAGGATTAGGTAAGAAACACGAACACGAAGGACATGAGCTTTGGGTTAAATGTATGAATGGAGATAAAGATGCGTGGAAGCGTATGGAGCAATATAATATACAAGATGTCGTTTTACTTGAGTCGTTGTATAACTCTTTGCGTCCTTGGATCCGCAATCATCCTAATCACAATCTCTTTGCTGATGATCATGTTTGCCCTAATTGTGCTTCGACTCGTCTGCAGAAACGAGGCACTTCGATCTCTAGTACCGGAACCTATCAACGCTATCAGTGCCTTGCTTGTGGCACTTGGTCGCAGTCTACAAAAGCGGTAAAATCTTCTGTGGGGATAAAGCAATGCAATTAAAAGACTATATAGACTGCATAAACGAGTCTGTAAGCCCCGATCATAAGCAGGTTGGGGGTAGCCATTACCAAGTCGCAGAAATCCAGCCTTGGGACGTTATGCTGGCTTACGGGCTAGATCCTTGGAGTGCTAATGTTATTAAGTACTTACTTCGCTTTCCATACAAGAATGGCGTGGAAGACCTTGAAAAGGCTAAACATTACATAGAATTTCTTATTGCGAACTACGAAAGTATTGACAAAAAGTACTATTCATGATACACTTAAACAAGAATCGCCGTATTAATTTCTACGGCATTAAAGACCAGCAAGCCGCCAATCCTGCTTATCAACATGGGATGGATTTGATAAAACAAGGTGATTGGGAATACGGCTTTTATTTACATGAGTTGCGTTCGTTACCAGATTTAAGAATCAAACAAGGGATTAAAACAGACTTCTCAAAGACTCCTGTTTGGGTTCCCGGAAATTGGTGCAAAGGTAAAAATGCTATCGTGTGGTCTGAAGCAGGATGGGGCGACATTATTCAATTCAGTCGTTTCATTCCTCTGCTCAAACAAGCTGGACTACAATCAGTGAAGTTGTTATTCCCTGATCCTGTAATTCGGCTATTTAACAGACTACCTAATCATAACGGTTTATACACCGCAGGGGAATCTTTTCCCAACGCAGTAAAGATTAAGGTAATGTCGTTGCCGTACTTCTTAATGGAACACAATGTAATACCTGCTGAACCAGTACAGAAGATATACGGCAGTGAAGGTATGTTTCGTAATCCTAAGATTGTTAAGCCAGTACGACAGAAACCCTTATTGGGTTATTGTTATACAACCTTAAACAATAGCTGGAATATGCAAGCTAAGCAAATGCCTAAAGAGCTTATGCTAAAC